AACGTCCATCTCCTCGGTCACATGCTCCTCGGTCTCCTGAGACATTTCCTTCCCAGCCTCGCCAGCGGTGCCACCGGGGCGACTGGACTCCTCGCCGGGCTTCTGCGACGACTCCTCGCCGGGCTTCTGGCTGGACTCCTCCGCAGCCATACTGGTGCCGTTCTCGTCACCAGAGGTGGTGCTGTCCTCGTTGCCCTCAGACTCCTCGCTGGACTCAACCGCCTTGCTCTCCTCGCTGTCCTCGTCACCGACAGACTGCTCGGACTCCTCCATGGCGGCCTTGCACATCTTGCACATCTTGTCGTCGGAAAGGTCGTCTGACTTGTACGCCTTCCCGCACTCCTTGCAACGCTCCATCAGAGCACCTTCCTTCTCAATGAGGGTTTCTACCTGACGGACGGTGCCGCCGACAGACTTGGCTAGTTCGATCAAGCAAGAGGGGTTCGCAGGTCGGTCAACCAGCGACACCTCAACGATTTCCCCATCCACGATCCGTCCACCCGGTGCGGCCTTATCGTGTGCGATCCGTGGGTTACGAATGCCGATAGAGAAACCTTTGAGGACACCAAGTTCGACCTTGTTGACGCTGTTAGGGTCAACGACTCGGGCAGTAACGATATGCCTCGCGCCGTCTTGCTCTAACTTTGTGGCGACCCCGGCAGCGATATTGGAGTGCTGCTCACGGATGTTGCCGTACTCAAACCATTCGGGCATGGCGCGAGACAGCCAATCGGGATCACAAACCTGCTCGTCAATATCTAGGGTGTCATCGGTTGCGATACCCGTAACAAGCAGCGTGCCGTCAGACTGTCGCTCCTTCTTGATGATAGGAGCGAATACGGAGGCAGTCTGCATTAGTTGCCTTCCTCTAAGTACCAGACGTTGGCCATGTCAGCGCCCAACAGCCACAATGCTGCCAGACGATGGTGCCCATCCACAATCACAAGGTCACGCTCGTCCCCGACCAGTTTGCCGTAGACATTGGCGTAAGCCCTGCGACCTTCCTCAATGGCACCGGGATTCTTGATGTAGAACTCCACCCGTTCACGCTTGATCATATCTTGACTGGCAAACAAACCGTCGATCTCCACGGCTTCGATAACAGATTCTTCCCAATCGGTGTCCATCAGTTTGGGTCGCTCCGCTACGGGCCACGGCACCTCTAGGTACCCCGGCTTGATATCGGGCATACCAGCCAGCCGCTCCAACGCATCGTCAATAACGTTACGTCCGGCTTTGTTGATCGTGGTTACCGCGCCCTTCTGGACGACGGGCAGGATAACGCAAAGACAGTTCGGGTGCGCTGGCGGTCCATCGTTACCATCCCAGTCTGCATCCAGCGGGATCGGCCCCATGTCCTGAAACTCTTTGCACTCATCCACCGCGCTACCAGAGGTCAGCCACTCCTTCATCTGCACATCGGCGTTACGGTAGTAGTCAATGCTGCTGGTGGTAACGGCTCGTCTGGTTTCGGTGCGCGCCACTACCTCTGCCCATGCGCTGTTATTGCGCACGCGCTCTTGGATCGCCTTGGCCGTTGTGGCGATAGAGGAACCCGCGTCAATGGCTTCACGCAGCACGGTTGACAACTCGCTCAAGCGTGTTTCGTTGATCCCCTTGATGGTGATGTTCGCCTTGGAGAGCAACCCGCGCAAACCCGGCGTGTTCTCGCCCTGCAGTAACAGTCTGGCTGTGGTGGGATCACCCGGTACCCAGCCGTCCCAATCCACCGAACCAACAGCAGCCTTCTCGTAATCCTTGAGTTGGTGGCGTGCTACGCAGTAACCCAACCAAGTGGATTCGTAATACAAATCCCTGAGTACGGCTTCAGTCTTTGCTCCAACCACATCAACGTTACGGGTCTTGAGCCACGCCAACACATCAGAAGGCTTGTCCCGTAACGCATCACGGGCAATCTTCTGGCTATTCACGACTCCATGCGAATCGAACAAGCGGCTCTTGTAGGTGTTGATCAGTTGTCTGTCCCGATTCGCCCCGGGCCAACCCCGAGGCGCTATCTCTCCCCCGGGCATCACCGGCCTTGGCGGCCTTCTCCTTATCCCGGTCTACGATCCCCTGTGCCCATGTGCGTCCAGCGTCACCACCCCACGCATCCCACGCCACACGCCCCGGTGTCGGGAAACCTTCCTCGCCAGAGTTGAACCCCGTGGCCTTACGGTCAGGTGCGTGACGGGCAAAGTAGTTCGCCATTCGGCCAATCGTTTCCCGCGACACGTTAGCGCCACGGGCTAGATCAGATGCACGCTTACGGCCAACATCCGTGAACCCCGAACCCGCGTGGCCCTCTTTCAGCCAATCCAGCGCACGCTGGGCCGCAGCCTGAACACCCTTCGGTGGCTTGAAGGAATCCTTCTCAGCCTCCTTCTTGAGAATCAACGCCAGTTGCCGAGCAGCCTCAACATCGTTCTGTGCCAACGCATTGAGGGCATCACCATCATCGGGATCAACATGCTCAAATCGGAATGGCCTCTGGCGTGCGCCCTTTGTCCACTTACGGAAGGCTTCCAGTTCAGCCGTTAGCACCGCGCCCTCTGTGCCGACACGCGCTGGATCGGTTGGGGCCTCAACACCCTCCGTTAGATTGTCCGCACCGCTGTCACCCTCAACCTCTGGTTGAGAGTCTGGCGCTGGAGCGGTAGCCAGTTCCTCCGCCATAGCAGCCGGTGCAAGCGCACGGTTGATCAACGGCATGTCAGCCTCAGGGAACGTGAACAGGGGTCGCCCTGTCTCCGCACGGGCCTCGTTCAGCGTCATCTGACCGGACCGCAGTTCCATCTCCCGCCGAACAGCCTCGCTGTTATCCGATTCCGTGGAGTCGGTGCGGAAGGTGAACGTCAAATCCTTCGGCATGTTCAGGAAGCGGTAGGACAACTGGTTCATCAAATCCTGCAGCCACATGACCACGGGCTTGAGGCCGATAATCTCCGAGGTCGCAGCCTCACCCTCTTGGATGCCTCCACCACCAAGACCACCCTTGGGTGCGAACCCGATCTGCGTGGGTAGGACACCGAAGTGGGAGCAAACCTGCTTGACGATGTATTCGTCAATCTCGCTGCTGTAACGGGAATCGGCTGACGGCGGGAACACCGGGTTCATGCCCTCAGCCAGCATGCGGATACGGCGGCGCTGCTCCATCTTGCCAGCCAGATCATCGTTCATGATCCGCTCATAGGCTGCGAGCAGTTCAGGGTTCTGGCCGAACGATGCGTCGGTCTGCATGAAGGTTTCTGGCACGGCACCATCGGTGTATTCGGTGCGCAGCCATTGGAGGCGCTTCATGTAGAGGTCGATCATTGGTAGGGCACGCTCCACAGCGGAGTAACCGTATGGCGTGAATGGCCTACGGGTGCGTGGCGCGTACACAAGGTCGTCAGCGGTGAACTCCCCGTCAGCGTCAGCCGAAGCGGTGAACTCCCCACGGGGGAAGCCCCACAGAATCTGCTGATAGGCGGGATGCGGTGGAATCGGGCGGGAGCCACGGTCATCTAGTAGCGGCTTGATGGTCGCGCCGTCAAGAATCTCCAGAGAGTGCAGGTTCTCCTCGTCAAGAGTCTTGTTCGGGTAGATGGACAGCGCGTCTATAACGAGCATTTCCTCAATCGCCATGGCGATCCACTCAGGGAATGACAGCCCATTGATTCTGTCTGGCATCAGCCAGAAATCCCTGCACCGGGTAATCTCGGGCATGAGGGTGAGGCGTGCCTCGCGTGCAGCGGCAACGTGATTGATCTCCCCAGCCTCGCCAATAATCCGCTCAGTCGCCTCATCGGATAGGACAATGTCCCACTCCATGCCGCTAATGGCAGCCTTTACGACCTCGATGCACTTACGGGACAGATCACTCATATCCGCCACATCACGTAGCAGACGGAACGGCACAACGCGCTGCTCGGTGATCTGTAGGTTCCATGCGACAGGGAACTCATATCGCCGTGGTGCAGTTCTGCCGTCCTCACGCGGAGGATTGATCAGCGCAGGTACCAGCGGTCTACCCGGTGCAAACGGCACGGTCCCATACAGCGGGTTACGCTCTAATGCTTCGGCGAGCATCCCTGACTGTGGAGTCTGTGACTCGATCTGCTGTTGGGTCTGCACGACCGTACCCGGTGGAAGGTTCAACGCCTTTGCAAGACGGTCACGGAGTCCCATGCCCGGTCCTCTCAACTGTCAAGTCAGCCTGCTTCCAGAGTCGCGCCGCACTTCTCGCACTTCTCAACACCCCGAATGTTAGGGAAGCCGCAACCGCATACTACCGCGATTGCCCTCAAGTACGCTGTTGCACCGCCACCATCCATCAAGTCTGTTAGACCGTGCACCAGCGCGTCAAGTCGGTCTGGTGATTTCGGGTCGTCTGGCGTCCACGTTGTCATCTGTGCCTCCAGCGCATCCAGCACTCCGACGTGATGGATTCTGCCCTGCTCATAGAGGCTGCTAACGGGTTCTGCGCGTAGCCGCTTGCCCTTGCTGGCTCGGATTTCCTTGACAGGGATGCTGCTGCGAATGGTGCGCAGGGTGCTGGTCACCATGTCACCGCCTTGGTTCACCTCGACCACGACGTTATCGCACTCATACTGGTCGAACACGTTGATAACTCTTGTGGCCCATTCGTGTGGGGTGCCGCGCATGCTGTGATCGGCCTCAACGTAACCGTGACCGTTAGCGTCCCGTGACACGACGATAATGCCAGTTTCATCTGATTCTGGATTCGCTGTAATGGCTGGATCGACCGCGACAACCCTGCGAATAATCCTATCGGGTACTTCCCTAACCCTATCCCGTTCGATACCGCTCAACGTCCACAGGGCACCGTCAACGTCCTCTAGGTACTCTCCGTACAACTCCTGCCGACCAAGCCTCGTACCCTCATACCTCGCCTTGAGTTCGATCAGCGCAGTCGGAGCCAGATTCGCAGCGTTATCGAACGTGGAACCTCTAGTGATTGTTACTGTTCCGTCTTGCCGTTCCATCAAGTCACGGATCAGTTTCCGTGGCTTCGGTGTCGTGGTGATAATCGTCTGCGGGTGCTGTCCTAGGCGTAGCCCGAACTGCAACTGGTCCCACGCCTCTTGGATGTAACGGAACGCGGCTAACTCATCCACCCATGCGCCGTGATGCTGTGGGCCGCGCAGCCGTTCTGGTTCCTCACCTGAGAACGCTTGGATGATCGACCCGTTACGCAAGCGGATTTGGATGCTTGACCTGTTGAACCCGCGCACCGCACCGTAACGGTTGAGGACGGAGAGGATGCCAGACTCACCCTCCACGCACGTATCCCGAGCATCACCGAACGTTGGTGCAACTATCGCCCATCGACTGTTAGGTGTGGTGATTGCCTTGTACGCCAGCCATTCAGCGGCAGTACGGGTCTTGCCAGCGCCACGGCCAGCCATGTAGAGCCATGTAGTCCAGTCACCCTCAGGGGCTAACTGTTCAGGTCTCGCTCTCTGCGTCTGCCAGTATTTCCGACTCGCGGTCAACGCTAGCAAGTCGCTGGATAAGGTCTTGGATCTCCCTGTCAAGGTCGCTGTCACCGTTCCACACCGTCACTTCCTGCTGCACGCGGGTTGGCATATCCAGCCCGAGCAGTCTGGCCCGTCGCTCCATGATACGGATCAATGCCGTAACACTCGGTATGTCGCCTTGGATAACGCCAGCCCAGATAGCGGCTTGCGCGATATCCAGACGGTCCTGCTCCTCCTTGCGCACTTCCTCCACCTCGGCGTACACGATGCGCTTGCACGCGTTGGCGTAAGCCTTTTGCGCGCCTGACGCGTGGCTGTAGCCCATGCGCTTGGCGATCATGTCGAATGTGAGGCCTGCTCTGCGGAGTCGGAGGACTTCGGCTTCCTTCTCTAACACCTCTGGTGTGATTCTGGATGGGCGTGCTTTGCTCATGGGTACACTCTAACTGTTAGGTCGCAGGGGCCACATTGGCTTAGTCGGAACGCCTACTGAAGGTGGGAGTGGTGGCGGCTTTTCCTCCCGTAGTGCGTCGATAGCGGCGAGGGCGGGACCAAGCGGCTCAAAGAGTGTTGACACTCGTTCGACCGCTTCCCG